TTTCATTTTTCACATAAATCTCGGCGATATTACAATTAATATCATAGCGATTGATGGTGAAAGAGGGGAAGGGATAAATTTCATCATTTTCAATAGTCAAATATTTCTTAAATTTCACGCCTCCAATATCAAGATTAGAAATGGAGGCATAATCAATAAGGATGGGGAAATCTTTTTTGGGAGTTTTTATACTTGATGTGAATAAAGATTTATTACTATTTATATGAATATTATCATAAACATCGGTTCCATTTGAAGAGAATGTAATCTTATTAGAATTGGCGAAATTTATTTGAATATTGCTATTTGTCGCCTTAAAAATTGGATAATCATTTGAATTATAAATTGAGAAATAATTTGTTTCATCATTCGTCAATTTCATTATAGAATTTGATTGAATAAATGTGAAATTATTGGAAGTATAGATATTATCCTTGATTTCTATATCATTTGTTATAAACGATTTATTAGATGTTATATTCAATACATTTGAATTATAAGCATTTATCGTGAAGAAATTATTTGATATTCCTACTTCAAATTTATTCCTGAAATTTATTATCGCATCTTCCTTCGTCCCTTCATCCAAATTTATATTCACGACATTTGAATTATTATAAGTATTTATCTTAAACCTATTATCATATATAGTTTCATTTAATAAATTACCTATGGAAATAGACATACTTCTATTAATAATTACATCTAATTCTTTTTTAAATAGAAATAAAACTATATAAGGATAATTTATTTATAATAAATAACGAAGAAATGTAGTTCCTTTAAAATGAAATCTTTTTAATTATTTTTTTGCAAAAATTTGGGCGTGTGGTCGAATTGGTAAAGACGATGGTTTTAAGCACCATTCAGGTTTATACCTGGTGCGAGTTCAAGTCTCGTCGCGCCTATGAATAACCCAAATTTTTATCTTTTTAATAATCAAGAATGGAATATCCAGAGGAGGATGTTGTTGATGTAATTTTAACTGAAACAGAGATTAAAATAATTTATCAAAATGGAGGTAATGAAATTTTAACGAAGGATAAGGATGGATATAAAAGAATGTTTGATGAATGGTTAAAAGAACAACCGATGTTTATTTCGGATATTTTTAAAACGCAAATAAGGGATTTAAGTTTTGGTTCTCGTAATAATCAAGCATCCGTTAATAATCTCAATAATTTTTTTAGTGAAAATAATAAAACAGAAGTGATAAAATTTCTTAATTATATGAGAAAACGAGATTTAACTTTTGAGAAACAAAAATGGATAAAAATAAAAGAATTAACTAATAATAATGGAGAGATTAACTAACATTAATATGAATATTTTAAATATTCATATTATATATATAGCAATTATTATTTTAATTTTATTAAAATCATTTCAATATAAAAAGAAAATTCTTGAAAATAAACCTACAATTGAATATTATGAATGGAAAAGAATTTATTATAAAATGATGGTATTATGTAAATTAAAATATAATTATTTACCAACTAAACATAAATCGATAAATCATATAAATTCTAAAAGTGCTTTTTTTTAAACTTAAAAAATGATTTTTATTTTTACGAAATTCATTTAATTATAAATGAATAACCAAGAAAAAGGATTGATATATGAAAATTTTATAAAGAATATGATTATATCAAAACTTAATAAACCTGTTTATTTATGGAATGAATGTCCCGAAACAATTTTAATTGATAATAATTTAATAAATTCGCATAATGAATTGAGATTATTAAGAAAAGATTTGAAAGAAGGATTTATTCATAATCATAAAGATATTGGAATAGACCTTATTCAAATTGAAAAAGAAGGAATTTCTATTATTCAAACGAAGAATGGTTATTATAATGGTTTGTGTGTAAGTGATATATCTGGAATAATGATGCGATATTCTTTTTCAAGACTTCCAACATTTATTTATTATACACATCAATTATCAAGAAATATAAAATATACATCTCAAATTAGTCCATATGTATCTCATATAGATTGTAGTGAAAATGATGATAAATTGATGGAAATTTATAATGATATTAATTTTATTAAATATCCATATAATAATATCGAGAAGGTTGAAAAGATTGAATATAAACCATATGAATATCAATTAGAAGCATATGAAAGTTTATCAAATCATTTTAAAGAAAATAAACGAGGAATTTTATCGCTTCCTTGTGGTTGTGGAAAAACTTTCATAAGTTATTTAATTTCCAATAATTTCTCTCAAATAATCATCATATCACCTTTGAGAGAATTTGCTAATCAAAATTTAAATAGATTTAAGGAATATGGTTATAAATCAAAAACTTTATTAGTTGATACAGATGGCGAAAGAGATTTGGATAATATCAAGAAATTTATTAATAAAACTAAAAAATTCTTAATATCAACAACATATAAATCTACTGATTTAATAAATGAATGTTTAGATTTATTTACAAATCCTTTGATTATAATAGATGAATTTCATAATTTATCAAAGAATAATATAGCAAATAAAACGAATGATATTTATAAGATATTACAATCAAATCATAAAATCTTATTTATGTCAGCGACACCAAGAATTTATGATATTGAATATGAAGATGAAGAATATGATATAAATGATTTATTTGGAGAAATTGTTTATAAAATAGATTTCAAAGATGCGATTGAGAAAAAATATACAACTGATTATAGAATTTGGTTGCCTTCAATTCACGAGAACAACGAAGAATTAAATGAAGAAATTTCTATATATGATGTTGAGGATGATATTAAAAATAGATGTAAATATTTATATTCTTGTATTCTTAATAATGGTTCAAGAAAGACAATTATTTATTGTAAAGATTTGAATGATATGAATAAGATGATGGAATGTATGAGATTATTAAATAATTATTATGTGATTGAAATAGATATTTATGGATTAAGTTGTGAAGAAAATGAGAAATATAGAAAGGAAGTATTAAATAAATTTTCAAATAATAATGATAAAATCCAATTATTATTTAATATAAGAATTTTGAATGAATGTATTGATATTCCTGCTTGTGATAGTGTATATATATCCTATCCTTCATCAAATAAAATTACAACAATTCAAAGGATAAACAGAGCGACTAGAATTGATAAAAACAATCCTTATAAAATAGCGAATATTTATTTATGGTGTGATGAATATAAAGATATTTTAGAAACATTATCATCAATTAAAGAATATGATTGTTTATTCAAGGATAAGATAAAATTAAATCAAATAAATTTCTTCAATAAAAGAACTGATGAAGATATTGAAATAATAAATAAAGATGAATTATCTATGAAGGAATATATTATAAATATTAAAGAATATAAAATTTATACTTTTGAAGAAAGAATAAAATTAATTGAAGATTATATTAAAGAAAATGATAAATTACCTACAAGAAACGATAAAGATGATTGTAATAAAAGATTATATTATTGGATTACTCGTAAAAAACGAACTTATAAAAATAATACTATGAATGTAAATAATAAAAAAATTTGGCAAGAATTTATAAATAAATATAAAGAATTATTTATACCATTAAAAGATGAGAATGAAAAAAATTGGTATGATAATTATTTATTATTAGAGAAACATATTCTAGAACATAATAATATACCTTGTATAAGAGAAAATGCTCTTGGAAAATGGGTTTCCGTTCAAAAACAAAAACTTAAAAATAATCAAGGTTCTATTAGTATTTATGATGAATATAAAAAATTATGGGAAGATTTAATAAATGAATATGAAGAATTGTTTATGACAAATGAAGAAATATGGTATAATCAATTAAAAAATCTTAAAGAATATATTAAACAATATAAAAAACTTCCCACGCGTAATAAAATGAATGATGAAAAAACACTAAAATTAAATACTTGGTTAAGCACTCAAAAGAAAATATATAAAAAAAATATAAATATTATGAAAACTAATGATAAAATAAAATTAGAATGGGAAAAAATTACAGATGAATATTATGAATTATTTAAAACTAAACCTGAAATTTGGTTATGTAATTTAAATAAACTTATTAATTATATTAATAAAACAAAAAGATTACCTAGAATTGATAAAAATAAAATTGAAGAAAATTCATTATATAATTGGTATAGAACTCAATTATATAGTTATAAAAATAATATAAACATTCTTAAAAACGAAAAATTTAGAAAGAAATGGGAGGAATTTGTCGAAGAATATAAACATTTATTTTAATAAAAAAAATGATTTAAATTTAATCAATCTTTTTAAATAAAGGATGACGACAAAAATAATGGAACTTATTGATAATATTAAGGAAAATATTGATGATAAGAATTATTTAGAAATTAAATATTAAAGAAAATAAATATCAAATCAAATATTATAAAATATCATTTCAAAATAATCTTCGTGATGCTAATATGATTACTGAAATTAAAAATAAAATCGTATATATCAAAGATGATAAAGTATTATTATATTTAAAAGAATATAAAGATATGGAAAGTGATATAAGAATTTTATTTAAATTTAAGAAAATAGATGATAAAACTTATTTAGAAAAATATTGTGATAAAGAACATCATATAATATATTATGATGAAAATAGAGACGGAGAAATAAATGGAATTTATTATAATAAAATCTTAATTCTTGATTATAAAAAATTATAATCTTTTTATTAATAAATGGAAGAATATAATTCTCAAATAGAGAGATATATTTCTTCAAACGATTATGAATTAACTACAATAGAAACACATCAATCTTTTTTTAATTTATTATTAGATGAAATAATTAGTAAAAAAAACTTAAAATATTTTATATTAGTAAAAGCATATTATTCATTTTTATTTAAATTTGATAATTATATTCCAATAATAGATGATGGAACATTAATAAAGAATTCTGGAAATTGTAAATTTACTCTTTCTACAATTGGAAGAACAAATAAATTAATTTTTATTAAAGTTGTTGATATATCAGCGAATAAAGATTTAATATTATATGATGTTTTATCGGGTATAATATTAAATTATTTATTATCTATTGAAGGAAATGAATATATAAAAAAACAAATTGCTAAATATCATTTTAGTTCATTAAGTTATTTAGAAAAAAAGGATAAATGGAATTATAATCTATTAAATGATTTAACAAATCCAAATTCTCCATTCAATTATGTTTCAATTAAAAAATTAGAAAAAAATAAAATTTATAATAATAAATGTCATATTTATATAACTGATGCTATAAATGGAGGTTCTGTTAAAGATATATTTATAGATTATTTTTCAAATAGAACTGAATATAAATCAATTGTATTAAAGATGTTAATTGTATTTTCATCTTTTTATGAATTTTTAATTAAAATAGGAATTAATTATGGATTTATTCATAATGATTTACATTTCAAAAATATATTCTTTAATACAGAAACGAATGAATTAAATTTAATTGATTATGGAAAATCTTCATTTGCTTTATTTATTGATGAACAAAATGAAATTATAAATTCAAAATCAAAAAAAGAATTTATGAAATTAGGATATGATAAATTACTAAATTCTTTATCAACTCCATTATTTTTTGGTAATATTAATTCATCATCTTCATCATCATCTTCATCTTCTTCATCTTCATCATCTTCTTCATCTTCATCATCTTCTTCATTATTATCTTCATCTTTAATTGAAAGATTGAATGAAGGAAATATATATAAAAATTATTGTGAAATGAGAGGAAGAAATGGAAGATTATTTTTGCCATCAAATAAATCAATTAAAAAAAATGATAAATATCTTGGAATAATAACAGATTTAATAACAACATCATTACATTTATATATGATATTATTAGTATTTTTCAAAGAAGCATTCAATACAGTCTATATAAATTTACATAGATATTTTTCAAAAATGGTTGAAATATATTATTCTAATTATGATGATTTATTTATTAATAATAATTTTAAAATAGAATTTAAATTTTCATCAATAGACGAATTATTTGATATATATTTTGATATAATTGATAATTATATATCTAAATTAACTAAAATAGAATTAAAAAAATTATTTAGAAATATATTAGATGGTTTATTATTATCAGCATTATTATTTATAAAATATGAAAAACATAATCAAGAATTACATATAACAGATTTAAATAGTATTCTTCATACATCATTTCAATTTAAAGGAAATCAAGAAGATTTGAACGAATTAATAGAATTTATATGTGATAATATAAATAGATTATCAACAGAAAAAAAAGAATTATTAATAAATTCTTTAAATGGTAATTTATTTAGAATTATAATTAATCCATTATCATTATCATTACCAGAAAGAAGAGGTGGAAAATATAGTTTATCAAAAAGGAAAGTTATTAAATCATATTTATTTGATATAACAAAACCTTTTAAATTAGAAACAATAAAACCTTTTAAATTAGAAAGAATTATTAATTATTATAAAAAATTATAATTCTTTCCATATTTTTTTATAATATCCAAGACTTCCATAAGGAGATGGTTTCGGTTTATAATATAAATAAGTTATAAATGCGAGACTGATAAACAAACCTCCTAAAATCATATTTAATAAATAAATTTGTTTTTGTTTTTAAGTAGAATTTGATAAAAATGATTTAGGAATTTAAATTCAAATTATCCAAAGATGGATAATTCTATGGTTATGGCAGAGATTAAGAGTAATTACAATCATTCACCTTATTACAAATCTGGTGAATATATCTCTATTAATGACGATAGAACTTCTCGTGTTGTTTC